ATCTAATTTATCCTGTGCGCGTCTAAGATTTCCGTCAATTCTGCTTGTATCAAGTCTTATATTTACGTTTCCAACAGTCCTGTCGTACCTCATTTACATCCCCCATACTATAATGGCTGCACTTATCATTAAGAAACCCCAGTAAACCACATCGCATAATTTCTTCTTTTTTCTTGCCTTATCCATTTCGTCTAAAAACGAAATACCAAATAAGAACATGATTATTTTTAGCACCATCTTTATTCCTCCCCGTACAGTCCACCTGTATTCTGACTTGCGTTCTCTTCGTCCCGCTCTGCAAACATCTCGTCTATTTCCTTGTCATTGAATCCCTCATATTCCTTAAGATATTTCCGCTTGCTATATACACCCTGTATCATAAGCTGATATGCGCGCTGTCTGTCCTGCTCAAATGATGCAAGCAGATCCTTGAAATAAAATATATCTTCATCTGCCACGTTTTCATCCAGTGCATTAACATACCCGCTTGGCAAATTAAAGAACACATCACAGTATTTATCCAGCGCATATACCAGGTCTTTGATAGCTGTCTTAAGCGCAGTACGAATATCCGTGATGGTCTCCACTGTCTCACTGTCGTCGCTCTCAATCTCTGTCGCAGTTGTATTGCCAGTTTTACGGTCAAGTACAAATTGCCCTTGAGAGAATCCTGCCTTAGTTGAAATCATAGAAAGAATTGAATTGATATCTGCAACACGCTGTTCTGTAAGCATCGTCGGTATATGCTCGTCAACAGTACTGGCTGCATCAACTCCATGTTTTAATCCCTTTACAAATCTTGGAAGTTCAAGTCTTTCCTTATCTCCAGTATTCTTATCGCGTTTCATCAATGCATTTTCATCAATAAATGTAATATGCTGTGAATCATCGACCTCATCATCTTTCCTGCTCCACGCTACATCCAGATTGCGCAGTTCCTCGATACAATTCGCAAATACTGCCACACCCTCCGGTGATGTATAGTCAATGGTGTTGTTATACGGCATCTTGAAATACCCAAACAATGGCTTTTCCACATTGGAGATTGTGACTGATTCCGGTATATTCTTCCACTCCGGTACATCTGCCAGTGCAATGCTGCGCCCCAGACTGTCGCTGCCCTTTGATCTGAAAGCCTTATTCTCAATGGTGTATGTTCTTCCAACTCCTTCTCCATCGTCAGAGATCGAAGATGTGAAGTGCTGATACTCCAATCTGGTAAAGTAATCATCACCTTTAATCTGCCGGTCAATAAAAATAACTCCAAGGATATCCCCGTTGCTGTTCTTCTCTGTCACTGCAAAGCTGCCTGGCATTACATAGTCGATTGCTCCCGTCGGATTATATGTACCGCTCGGCTTAAGAATAATGCCGCCCGCGCCGCAGGCATCCTCTACCTTATCCCGGATGGACTTCTGGATCATTGCACCAATGCACTGATTGATATAATCCGCCCTGTCGCTGCCACTGATCGTCACATTGAGATCCAGACAGGTCTTTTTGCTGGTGTAATAGCAGAGAAACTTTGCAAAATTGATTGTGCGCACGTTCTTGCTCATCCAGTACGGTCTACCCTTAATGATGTTCTGCCACTCGATCTGTGCCATCTCCATCAAATCAGAAGAAATAATATCAACATTAAATTCTTTCTCTGCACTTATTTTGAATAAATTCATGATAAACTCCTTTACTCGTGTGAATATGTTCATATGCCACCGCCTTAAATGCCAAGCTGTTTATATACTTCATCTATCTTGTGCCACTGAATAGCAAGCCAATCAACCATTTCCTCATTTTTTGCCCAACCGCCATTATACTGGTTTGAAGAATCTGATAATCCACTCTCGTTCAAAAATGCATGCACAATTTCATGGCGCAACGTCTTTTTCCTGTATGACTTCTGTTCTTCTTCACTCAGGTCAAAGTATTTTTCTTCTGACATATCCGCAACAACAATCAATTTGCTCTCTTCGCCACAATAACCGGCTAAGCTATTTTCTTCCAGATACTTATCCTCTGATACTTTGTGTGTCTCAATTTTGTATTCTGTTCCGAGAACATTAATCTTCATATTCTCCATCGTCCTCTTCCTCCTCATCTTCGTCTATCTCATCATCATAAAGTCCATTGTTGCGGCGACTCTCCATAATCACGCGGTTCAATCCGTAGATCAGTGCCATTGTACAGTCCTCACC